CTTTATCCTTTTATTAGTCGCCACACTTCTTGCCACCTATCGCCGTCAGACGAGGGAAGGGTACGACTACAAATGTTTTTTACTCACCCTCCCCAAGGAAGATTTGAGACGCAGGAGGTTTATGAAGTATCACAACCCCGAAGTTCCAGTTGAAGTTATCTATGGTACAGATACGAGAAACATAAAAAATGCGCGGAAGTTTGAACATCAAATTGACGCGGAATACTTTGAAAAGGCTGTAGAAATGCATTACAATCCAGATGTTAAAAGACCTGATATTACATATTTTAACATGGGAGCGATTGGATGTTTCATGGGACATATGGATTTTTATAAGAGATGTTTTGACCAAGGTCTTCGTTACGCGGTCATCTTTGAAGATAATGTAATTGTAAAATCAAATAAACTCTACGATGAGATTCAAAAAGTTATTGACGAGAGAGGTGATGAATTTGAAATGTGTTTCTTTCATTGTCTCTCAAGACTCCCAGATAAGATAGATGGAAAACTTGAAAAGGTAAAGTGGATTTCAAGTACAAAGTGTTATTTGATAAATGTTCAAAATATGAAGAAGTATACACATCACTTTTTACCCATGGATAATCACATTGATATGAAACATGAGGATTTAATATCGGCGGGTGCTCGTATATACTATAAAGACACGAGAAAGTATATGAAAATTGATCGTACCCACAATAGTACAATTGGTCACAGCGAACATGGTCGTCCACGATACTTTTCGCGCCAAAATCCATCGGCTACTCCAGATGATGTAAAGTGGGGATACTAAACCCATGGAATATCTTGAGGTCTGTGACGACACGCCCTTTTCAAGAAATCTGTAAATTCTGTAAATTGATCTACAGATTTCATTGAATCTAACATCTTCTCAACATAATTGTTGTAGCCCGTGTGTTTTCCCGAATGAATAATACGGTCATCCCTCACACGGAGTACAAACTTACCAAGGCGTGTTGGTAACATTATGAGGTTCGCACTCGCGTTTATATCGTACCCCGATTTCACAACTATGGGATGTTTCTTGAACTGTTTAGGAATAATGTGATGATCCTCAACAAGACCCTTTCCATGAAGACCCCAGCGCACCTTGAACATCTTGCGCGCTAGAGAACCATACCTCATTATAATATACAATTATTTCTTATTTGACCAATTATCAATAAATCGGTGATAGTCTCCCATGTTGTGGTCTGGAATACCCTCGGCAATTCTTAATGGATTTCTACACATGTTGCACAAACCAATTGCGAGTTGTCGGAATGGACTTGGATTTCTTTTAATTTCACCATTTTTATCTATAAAATGTAACTCACCCGCATGTTTGTAACGCATCATTCTTGGTGGAATTCGTGGAACGATATCACGATCATTTACAAACCTATACATTTTATGCTCCTTATCAAATGCTTTTCTCCACTTGTTTGTACCAATTCTTGGACACCCATAGTTGTAACAAATTGCACCATCTAAACGACTGGCAGCAATACCACTCATAGCTCCACCCAGTGAGTGACCACATGTGTAGATTTGCTTGTCTTTTTTGTCCTTTAACCATGTGGTTATATCTGGCCACAGTGTGTCAACTTCATTTCTGAAGCCACAATGAACACTTCCAATCGTTATACCATTTTCATCCTTGCCATGAATAATATTTAAATCAGCTTTTACATCATTGGCGGTTGTAGGTTCAGTTCCTCTAAAACTGAGAACTACATAATCATTATGTTCCAAACCATAACACTGTGCGCCAGACTTGTCAAAGTATATAATATTTTTATAGCCATGTGTCTTTATAGTTTTCTTGAATACAGTTTCAGATTTCTCGTATGCGAGTTCTGATAGTTTTGCAAAGTGGGCGGCATTTGTGTAACTGAACCCTGGTACAATAGTCATTATATCATAAAGTAATGTTTAACTTTTACATATGTGACGCACATCTAAAAGGTAAATTGCTCCTAACGGGTCTCGAACCCGTGACTTTGGCGTGCCTTTACGGGTGGGACCCCGCCTAAATATACTCTCGTATAAGCACCACGCTCTAACCAACTGAGCTATAGGAGCTCACAGTTTATACTCTGTAACTGTAAAACGACCTTTCTGCCTCGTCGTTGGAACCACAAAGAGTTGGGTTATCTTTTCTTTACCGCGTGGTGTACCTTTAACCTGCTTTGATTGCTTGTCAATTGTAGCCATAGATCTAAATGTAACATTAGATGTGTAATACTCAATGCCATCCTCCATTATCACAGTGACCTGATTCGGTGGTGAAACCTGGGCACCCACAAACTTTGATTGTTTGTAAAGTTCCCGAAACATTCAACCTACACTATACGGAGATAATCCTTGAATGGCATGATACTTGTCGCACCCTTGATGAAGTCTCTGTGTTCTTGTGCGTGATTAAACGCTTCCCTGACCATGCGTTCTGCGAGAATACTATCGTATGTACACGGATCAACCGCACCAATGAGGTAACCTGGAGTAATCACTTTAGCTTTTACAGAAAGACTGGTGATTAAGTAGTCATATTCACACATTTCAGAAATAACAACAACAGCGTACCCACGATTTCCGTAGCTGTATTCAATAGAAGTCCGATAATCACCGCGTGTACTTGGTGTGATGACATTCGTTATCTTTGAATTCCTCGCGAGACCCGCGTGTGTTGTCAATCCACTGTTGTGTCTTCCAGGTACTTCTAGGAAGACGATGGAGTTTGTTGAAGACGCTTCAATGTACGCAGAATCAATGTACCTCGCAAGCTCTTGAACAGCTGTTTGGAAACCAATAGATTCTAAACCTGGCATATCATTGAAGATTGTTTTAGCGATACCAATAATATTGGTATCCACCCGATCATCTAGGGCTAAATCTCTCGCAGACTTCATGGATTCATTGCCACAAATACAATAGAGACGGTCGTAATCACCAAGGTTCTTTACGGCACGGTCAATGTCAACATAGTCGTATGATGTTTTTAACAGCGAACCTGGTCCATCATCAATATGTTCTTGATTAAAGTACTCCTTGGTATTTTGATTGAGACCTCTAAATCCATCACAGAAACCACGGACTTTATTACCTTGATTTCTCTCGCGGAGAGTGATTGAGCGAATGAGAGTGTTGACACCTGGACAAACACCACCGGCGGTGAGAATACCAATGTTCATTTTGAATTACACACGCGCGAAGTTTTTATATATGTATAATCTATAGAAATGTCTGTGGAAGTTGTCACATACGCCAACAAGTCTCAGGGTATGTTTGAAGAGCTTGTCAATAATGAGTTTGGCGTTCCAGTCAAAGTTTTGGGTTGGGGAACCAAGTGGAATGGGTTCAGTGATAAGTACAAGGCAATGTCAAAACATCTTGAAACTAAGAATGATGATGACATTGTTATTTTCCTTGATGGATTTGACACAAAGATCAATAAAAATCCACATGAAGTTGTTGAACTTTTCAAGGAATGTGATTGTGGTGTTCTTGTGTCAAAGGATCCAGAAGTCCCCGGTAAACCTCTTACACACCTGATTTTTGGAAAGTGTGGTGAAAAATCTACCGCCAACTCGGGTCTTTACATGGGTTACGCTAAAGAACTCAAGAGTGTCATAGATGAAGCATTAGCTGAAAAGTGTGAAGATGATCAAACAAATATAAACACAGTTTGTCAAAAATCTGAATTTGTAAAGGTTGATGAAGAAGAGAAAATCTTTAAAAACTTTGGACCTTTGGATAAGAAACATGATACGGATGCCATCTTTGTGTCGTACCCAGGTTCTCCAGGGTTTGATCGTTACACAAGAGCTATAGTTGAATACACACAATTTTTGTACATGTATATATTGTGTCTACTCATTTTGGGTCTGGCCCTGTTCCCACAGAGGCAAAAAGTTTTGTTACCCACATTAGTTCTATTTACAACTTTCTATGCTTTTGTCGCAGATAAATCATGCACTCTCCATTCTGGCTAAATCATCTATACTAGTTCCATCCTTACTTTTACGTGTGACAGCCTTGAACGCACCCAACCACCTGGTAACGGCGCGATTAGAACCGAGTTGCGACGACGTTTCATCACTCACAATGATACTGAGTCCATTACACACATCTGGTTTATTTGTGCGTTCAGGGAACTCTAAATTAAAGGCTTCTATAGATATCGCGGGGATGTCGGGGGCCTCATCGAGAAGCCTATCATATTCCTCACGACACTTCTTGACAAACTTAATAACACATGTTCTATCTTGTGGGTCTAGTGAAAGTTCCATATCAATATTCCTATAATACTTTGAATATTGAACACACATAGATGAGTGTAATTCCGAAAGACTGAGACTTTGACTAAACTTACCTATACTCGTAAGAATTCCACCAAGTACATTGAGGAATGCAAACATGTATTGAACGATCATGATTTTAGCCCTTGTCTCGGATGAAATACTCTCATTTCCACTTGGATTAAGTACAGCGAAACCACCAACTCCCGTAATGCTCGCAATGACTATACTGGGGTATGACAAGTAGTCGTTCTGCTTTTTAAAATGGAGTCGAGCGTGGTTATGAAGCCAACGATATCCTGCAGCTCTCTCTGCCCACGATTTAAGAAGCCTCTCCTGCTTCTCACACCATGGGTGAGTCTCCCCGTGTGCTTCCATTATTTTACGCGGGCATTTTTAATCTCTGTCGCCTCCTGATACGCGAGAGAGTCTACCAGTTCATTCTGTGGGTCTCCGTTGTGTGCTTTGACCCAACGCCACTCTACAGACTTCATTTTCTGAGAGAGTGTATCAATTTCAATCCACAGTTCTTTATTCTTAACGGGTGTACCCGCAGCTGTACGCCACCCATTCCTTTTCCAATTTTTAATCCATGAAGTTATACCATTCTTGACATATGTGCTGTCAGTAAACAGTCTTATCTCAAGAATGTCGCGTGCGAGACACTGTTGAAGCGCCTTAACGACTGCAGTCATTTCCATAGCGTTGTTTGTAGTGTTGTCTTGTCCCCCAGAGATTCTCAATCCTGGGCCAACAACACCCCACCCACCTGGACCAGGGTTGCCGAGGCAACTACCATCTGTGTAAATGTCCTGCATTTGTTATTACATGTGTCATTTATTTAAGTTTGAAATATCCATTACGACCATTGCGGGACATCGCGAAAACGGTCGCGATCACACCCAAAGCGAGGATTGACACTGGAATCCAGACTCCCATTTGTTGTTGCTTGGTTTGCTTCTCAGCCATTTTTACTATAATATTAGATTTAAAAATTGTGTTCTAAACATTTTTTAAACTTAATTTTTTTATTACGCGAAACGAGACGAGATCAAAATACCAACTTAGTTGGAGAACGCGAGACCACCCATACCAGATTGGATGCGGAGGACGTTGTAGTTGACCGCGAACATGTGCATGGTGGTGGAGGCAACCGCCGCTGGGAGAGTGACCGCGACTTGAGCATTGTCAATACGACTGAAATTACAGGTCCCGGTTGGTTGATGTTCTTCTGGCTTGAGCGCGAAGGAGTACGAGTACACACCCGCGTATGGGTTACCACTGTGGTGGTTGTATGATTGCACTTGGTTGAAGTACTTACCCTTTTGGGCCTTGAATCGGTCTTGACCGTTGAGGACCAACTTGAAATCAGTCATTGGACCAACGCGCTCTTCGTCGAAGTCGGAAGTGGACGCATCGGCGTTGTAGAGTGGGACACCACCCGCTTGGCCGATTGGCACGTAGCAGTTGGAGGCGGTACCCGCGCGGGCATCGCACTCAAGGACAATGTCAGCCGCCGCTGGTTCGGAGGTGAAGTTCCACAAGGAGGTGGCAACGTTCGCCGCCGCTGGGTCATTGAAGCACCACACCAATTCCTTGACTGGGTGGTTGTAGCTGAGGCGCTTGTTGGAGGTGGAGCCCGCAGTGACGGTGTCGGAGCCAGTGTGTTGCACTTGCTCGATGAGGTACTCGTGACCCTTTTGCGCGAATCGGCGACGCTCTTCGGTGTCCAAGTACACGTAGTTCGCGTAGACCTTGAACACGGAGGTGCTCAAGTAGGTGGAGAAGGTGCTGGTCAAATCGAAGTCGATGCGGACTTCGTGGTATTGGAGCGCAATCAATGGCAAATAAAGACCTGGATTGCGGTTGAAGAAGAAGATCAAAGGCAAGTACACGGTGTTACCGGTCTTGGCAGTGGTCATCTTCGCCCAGTTAGCCTTCTTGGCTTCATCCAAGTAAAGCTCGGAGTACAAACGCCACCAGCGTTGGTAGTGCTTGTCAACGCGTTGGCCACCGATGGACAATTCAGCGGACGCGATCGCACGCTCGGCGACCCAGCAAGCATCATCACCATCCGCGGTGCTGGTGTTCGCCGCAGCAGATTGGAGTTCGACGTACATGTCGCCGACCAAATCACCATTGCGGGCAATGGTGACGGACACGCGGCCTGAGTCGGCGGCGGTACCGTTAACAGTTTGTTCGATGTTTTCCATCGCGAAGTTAGTGTGACGCTTGTAGACAGCTTGGAAGAAGGTAACCTTTGGGTTACCAGTCAAGTAGACGTCTTGGGCGCCGTAAGCGACAAGTTGCATGAGACCACCGGCCATTGTGAGAGTTTTTGTACTATATAGCAAGATTTTTTTTCTGGCTGAAATCGCACTGGTGCGAAAATTTCAAAATCAATTTTTCTCAGTCTAGTTTAAATGTCGTCTCGTCCTGAGGATGAAGAATCAGCTGATGAAATAGAAGAAGGTGAGATTGTATCCGACGAAGAAGAAATGCTCATGTCCGAGGGTGAAGATGAAGATTTCTTCCAAGAAGATGAAGATGAAGGTATGGATATCGCGGGTCTCATGACATCCCTTCTCGCGACCCCAGACGGGGATACTATTTGCTCTGCCCTGGTAAATCTTTGTTACCAATTAGAAACCCAAAATAAGATTCTCATAAAGATGCTTGCCAAAATACAGTCCTCAAAATCAGCTTAGAAACAAAAATCGTATCTCAATAAATAGAAATGGAGCACACCCATTTCATTGATAAGGAACCTAATAAGTACGAAGCTCTCGTTGAACTTCAGAAGCAGCATATCCAATCAATGAAAGAAGAACAGGTTCTCGATGTTGTCGATAGATTTGAACAGGCGTGGTCTCTCAAGACGAACGACTTTCGAAATGCCAGAGAGTTGGGATATAGGCAATTTATCCACCCCGAATATTTCGACGAGTCTGGAAACCCAATCCCAGCTCAAATTGACATTCTCGCCATTAAAGGTAACCGCGACCGACAGAGAACCTTCCTAATTAATGTTAAAAACCATTCGCGAGACTTAAAGATTCACAAACTCGAACCCAACGATGATGGTATGACTATCGTGCGGCGAATTAACAATGTGTTAAAACAACTGAGTGATGGTTACGACAATATCCGTCGCCACTACACATCGTTTGAGAGGGTAGACAATCCTACCGCACAACCACAGTTCAGCAATTCAGGCGATCCTTCTACTATGGACGAAGATGAAATTGAGAACTCAACCCCATTTCAAAAATGTCTTTTGTACTCGCTTGATCAGACATACAAGTCTGGGTATCGCCGATACAAGGGACAGTGCTGCGAAGAAATTAGAACCGTTGAGGGACATCGTACGCGTGCGTGGCAACCAAAGTTTAGTATTGAACAGTTTATTTATTCACTGGCACAGAAGGACGATGACTTCATTACATGGAAACACTTTACAAGCAGAGGTAGTGTGTTTCGCGATGTCATTGATAATTTAAGCAAGTGCCACGACGCTCAGTTTCCGGAGATTACCAAGCGTCGTCATGTTTGGAGTTTCAAAAATGGTGTGTTTGTAGGTAAGGAGTGGATTCCAGATCGTGGCGTCTATGATTGCTGCTTTTACCCATATGACAGTCGCGAATTTCGTTGCCTTGACCCAACAATCATCGCGTGTAAGTATTTTGATCAACAGTTTGATGACTTCTCACACGTAGAGAGATGGCAAGATATTCCAACCCCCTGGTTCGATTCAATCCTCAAGTACCAGCAGTTCGAAGATGAGGTGTGTAACTGGGCGTATGTGATGGGTGGGCGTTTGTGTTTTGATATTGGGGAGTTAGATGGGTGGCAGATCATTCCATTTTTTAAGGGGATCGCTCGGTCCGGGAAGTCTACCCTCATTACCAAAGTTTTCAAGAAGTTTTATGAAAACGAAGACGTTGGCACCCTTTCAAACAACATCGAGAAGAAGTTCGGTCTCTCGGCGATCAAGGATTCCTTCATGTTCATCGCACCAGAAGTGAAGGGAGACCTCGCTCTCGAACAGGCGGAGTTCCAGTCTATGGTTTCAGGGGAGGATGTCTCTGTTGCCGTCAAAAACAAAACTGCGGTCTCCATCGAGTGGACTGTTCCAGGTGTTCTGGGTGGGAATGAAGTTCCCAATTGGAAAGATAACTCAGGCTCCGTTCTTCGCCGTATTCTTCCATGGAACTTTTCCAAACAAGTGAGGGATGCCGATCCACAACTTGACGAGAAGTTGAATCGTGAGTTACCAATCATTTTACTCAAGTGTATCAAGGCGTACCTTGATTACTCAAACAAATATAGGGACAAAGATATCTGGAACGTAGTTCCCGACTATTTCAAGAAAATCCAGAAGCAGGTCGCTATGGTTGCGAGTACTCTCCACAACTTCCTGGAATCTACAAACATCGTCTTCGGGAAAGACGCGTTTGTACCTCAGAAGCTCTTCATCCAGGTTTTCAACCAACACTGTCAAGCGAACAACCTTGGCAAGCCCAAGTTCAATCAAGACTTCTATGCGGGTCCGTTCAGTTCCCGTGACATTGAAGTGAGAGAAGAAGTCGTCAACTACAAGGGTCGGGTATACCCCAGACAGCCCGTCGTCTATGGACTTGATGTAGTTGAAGAAAGTCTGGGCTTCACCGATGATTACTAAAAAAAAATACCACGCAATAGTAATATGAGCCAGTCACCCAGAGACTTTGTGAGGCAGTCGGGGATAGAGGTACGTCCCACGAACAGCCCAAGCTCTGTCTCTACAACCGCGTCAAATAATGCATTGGTTCGGGAAATTGAAGCTGAGATGGCTTTTCCACCACGTTTGGAAAAAAATATAATTAACAATACCAATTATGGTGAATTTGCACAGTTTTTAGATGTCAGCGATTCAAACAACAATGACAATATCGATAACATTATCGCAATGGTTGGACAACCATCACCACCCAAACCAGTCAATCTTACATTTAGTGTTAGCAAATTAAATCCAGGTATGTTTAATGCAACCGTAAATAAGAAGTTCACTTCAGAGACACGCATCAATCTCAAAAAAATCCTTCTCAAAACACCACTCCCAAAAACTCCTATTGGCGAGGGTCTTTATATAGACACAAAAGAGATTAACGGTGTTTATGGGAGATTTGAGACAGGGTTCTCACACACGAAGGAGTATGGAAAGAAGGGTGATATCAATAAAAACTTCTTTACAGTTCAGATTAAAGTTGTTGTATCGGATGGAACGGAATCCAAAGGTGCAACTGTAAACTTTTACAAAAATGGTAAGATTCGCTTTTCGGGTGGATTTATAGGAACAAATATCTCAAACCAACCAGAACTCATTCGTCGTTTTATGGTAAATACTTATAGCGAGCGTGAAGCGTTCCTTTACACACCATTTGAATACAACAATCTCAGTGGGCAATTCAGAGTCAATGGCATTTTCAAGGACATGGGTACACTCACACGAAACATGATGACAAAGTATGGTGTCAGCTATGTGAGTTATGAACCAGATATTTCTCCATTCATGTATGCCACATACAAGGGTCACAAATACATTATCGCAAAGAGTGGGAATGTTCAAATATCGGGTGCGCCAACACCCGCTGAAATGCTTGTTTCTTACACCGATGGTGCTGAACTCGTCAAGATGATGTATGAAAGGGGGGATATCGTACTCACAGCGGCAGTTCCAAAGAAGCTCGTAAAGGGTAAGACGACACCAACAAAAAAGACTCGTACCACTGTTTTGAGTAAGAATCAAAAGGCTGCTCTCAGAATTGATAGTAAACAATGTATGCGTCTCTCAAAAACAGAACTCGTGGATCTCGCGAAGAAGATGGGTGTCGTTGGGATCACAATGTCAACTAAGAAGGGAGAAATCTGTGAAAAGATTAAGAAGATCTCAAATGTGAAAACCGCCACTTTCAGAAATACCAATAAGAAAAAGAATGTAACACTTTCGGGTTCAGGTAATACATTTAGAGTTGGTAGGGCGACTTGTACGGGTTATAGCAAAACGGAACTTCTTCGTGTAGCGGGTATTCTCAATATCAAATTGGATGAGAAGGAAACCAAAGAATCTCTCTGTAAAAAGATTGAAAAGGCGCGCAATGTATTGGCGGCACCCAAACCAAAACCACCACCAAAACCCACAAGAAAAGAAGTCACACAGAAAAAGAAGAATACAAAACGAGAAGAGGTCATGAAAAGGAGAGGTCTCAATGAAAACACAATTCGTAAAGACATCTTGAAACTTTATGGTAAGCGGTGGATGTCCCGTTACAAGAATGTCATGCCTTCTCTCAATAATGATGTGAGGATGATGAAAACCGAACTCAATAAATTGAAGAATGGGAATAAAACAGGTATTCCATTTAAACGGGATGTGGACAGCCTTAAAAAACGAGTCGTAAACCAATGGAAAGTGGAGAGAGGTCGCAACTTGGAAAAGAAGATTATCATGAATCAATTGAATGTGAACGGTGTACCACGGAACTTGATCCCACAATATAGAAATGCCGCGACGAACTATATTATGACTCGTGGTCCAACCATGAAACAACTTGTAAATTATAAAAAGACTTGGATAAACTTAAGGAAAAAGAACTAATCGTAACTAGACATGGAATCAATCACAGAACAAATCACCAAACGACTTGAGATCGGAAAGAAGCGATATGGTCATGGTGTGATTGTTGATTCCGACACGACGGAATGGGGAACACCTCAAAACTCTTGGATTGATATGGCCATCGAAGAGTTTTTAGATGGATTAATTTATATAATCGCTGATTACATTCGTAAAGGAAGGCGGAGTGAAAAGCTAATGTGCGAACTTGAACTTCAATATAAAATCAATGACGATTTCGCAACAGCTCCAGATCCTGTGAAATACTTACTAGAAAATCATGAGTCAGATGATAACGGACTCATCATGTATATCATTAAGAATTACATTAAGATTGAGAGTCCAAAGCATAAAATGCTTGTTTGGAATCTCATGAACATGTTACTCGTGAGTTCACAGATTTAGTTGGTTCAGCCACCTGCTTGAGATGAATTGTGTGATACGCAAAATTGTAGCTTGGAAAAAGGTCCTTTATTAAGTTCGAAAGAGTTGTCGCTTCGACAATATAAGATATTCCTGAACACACCGAATTTCGTTCAATTTGAAGAAAACGATCCTCCAATTGCACGAACTTTTTGAGATCTTCTTGTTTCATTCCGTTTCTATGCATAAGGAGATACATCTGCTTTGAGGTACCACCACTGAGATGGAAATTCTTAGAACCCGCGACTTCGTCTGTAATATTTACCTTCTCGTATATAAGGGCAATCGCTAAAATGGCGAGGAGTACAAATCGTAGCATCTTACTTTTAGAAAAGATTAATATTGTAGGGAACCAGACAATTGTATCTTGTCCGAATGGTCTTCATGACATCATTCGCATAATCTACAAGTTTTAATCCTATATCTATGATTTCATCAACTCTATCGGGTTCAAGTACATACTGTCTTAGGAGATCCCCTCCTGTATCTATGACCATTCTAAATATATTGTTAATGTCCCTGTATTTCTCCCGTTGTTTGTCTCGTCTTTGGAGTTCCTTCTTAAACTTATCTTCTTCTAGTTCATTCAACATGTAGGCAACACGAAGATATTGATTATCCCCATCGTACATATCACCGTATCTGTATATGAGATCTCTGTCAAGTTGGTAAAGTACCATCGCAAAACGCATGACGTCATCGGGTGCGTTTATTTGTCGCAGCTCTCTAAAAGATGGTACACCACCGCATGGTATGTCTGCGTGTTCTCTTGATGAGATCCGACCCCTCTTAAACTCCATATAATGGGGGTTGTGAATGCGACCCGTCTCAATCTGACCAG